TTTAATGAAGAAACAAGTTTTTGATACAAGTATTGAAACTAAATACATTTCTCCTTATGAAACTTTTTTAGGTCTTTATGAAAATGAAAATCAACAGATACCAAACACTTATAGTAGTTATTCTGATATAGCTATGGAAACTTTAATGTTGAAATGTCAACCAATTATGGAAAAGACAACAGGTTTAAAGTTATATCCATCTTACACATATGCAAGAATTTATAAAAAAGGAGATGTTCTTAAAAGACATAAAGATAGATTTAGTTGTGAAATATCTACAACTATGAATCTTGGTGGTGATGATTGGCCAATATATCTTGAGCCTTCTGGAGAAGTTGGTAAGAAAGGTATTAAGGTAAATCTAAAACCAGGAGATATGTTAGTGTATTCTGGTTGTGAATTAGAGCATTGGAGAAATAAATTTAAAGGCAAAGACTGTGCACAAGTATTTTTGCACTACAACAATCGTAAAACACCAGGAGCCAAAGACAATATGTTTGACAGACGGCCCCATTTAGGACTTCCAAGTTGGTTTAAAAAGTAGTATATTTGCCCTTGTTTCTTTTATAATACGGATAAAATATGTTACAAAAACTTAATTTTAAACCAGGATTTAACAAACAAGTTACAGAATCAGGAGCTGAATCTCAATGGACTGATGGTAACTATGTTAGATTTAGATATGGTTTACCAGAAAAAATAGGTGGTTGGTCACAACTTACATCAAGTACTTTACCTGGAGCAGCTAGAGCACAACATGCTTTTACTAGTTTAGCAGGAGAAAAGTATACAGCTATAGGAACTAATAAAGGTTTGTTTTTATACTATGGTGGAGATTTTTTTGACATTACTCCTTTAGATACAGCTATTACAGGTGCAACTTTTACAGTAACATCTGGTTCAGCTACCGTTACAGTAAATAAAACAAGTCATGGATTAATAAATGGAGAGTATATAACTTTTACAAGTGTAACTATTCCAACAAACTCTGGTTATTCAACAGCAGATTTTACAGATAATACTTTTGAAGTTTTAAATTCTCAGTCAGGCACCTTTCAAATTACAATGCCTTCTAATTCTGCAGGTGCTAGTAGTGCAACAGGTGCTGCTACAATAAACCCTTATATAACTATTGGTCCAGCTGTTCAAACACCTGGTTATGGTTGGGGTACATCTACATGGGGAGCAAGCACATGGAATACACCTAGATCAACTAGTAATGTAATTTTAGATCCGGGCCAATGGTCTTTAGATAATTTTGGTGAAGTCCTTATTGCAACTATTCATAATGGTAAAACATTTACTTGGAATGCAGGAGCAACTAGTGCAAGAACAGTTAGAGCTTCTACATCAACATCTGGTTTTTCTACATCAGCAAATCCAACAGCGTCTAGATTTACATTAGTATCGGATAGAGATCGACATGTATTTCATTTTGGAACAGAAACTACTGTTGGAAACACATCAACTCAAGATCCAATGTTTATTAGGTTTTCGGATCAAGAAAATTTAAATGACTATACTCCAACAGCAACTAATACATCTGGTACTTTTAGATTAGATACTGGTAATGAAATTAGAGGAGCAGTACAAGGTAAAGACTATACTCTTGTTTTAACTGATAGTGCTGCATACATAATTCAATTTATTGGAGCACCTTTTACATTTAGTGTAAGACAAGTCGGAACTAACTGTGGTTTGATTGGTCAAAATGCTTTGAGTTATTCTAATGGTAGAATTTTTTGGATGTCAGGAGAAGGTGGTTTCTTTGTCTATGATGGAACAGTTAAGATGTTACCATGTCTTGTTGAAGATTTTGTATTTACAACAGGAGGAAATAATTTAGGTATTAATTACAGTACAGCAGGTGTAACTTATGCAGAGCATAATAGTTTATATAATGAGATAAATTGGTTTTATCCAAAAGCTAACTCAACACAAATAGATAGATGTGTTACGTTTAATTATGGTGAAAATTGTTGGACTACTAGTTCTTTAGCTAGATCTAGTTATCTTGATCAAGGTGTATTTGATTTACCTTATGCAACTGAATACAGTACAACTGCAACTCCAGTATTTCCTATTCAAGGTATTACAAACTTACCCGGTGCTTCTTTATATTATGAACATGAAAAAGGAACAGATCAAATAAACACTACAGGAACAACTTCTATAGATGCATTTATTAGATCAGGAGATTTTGATATTACTGCAGGAGTAAGTAGAGCAGGTAAAACAACAGGAGCTGTTAATTATAAAGGAGATGGCGAGTTCTTTATGTCTGTTAAAAGATTTATACCTGACTATCAATTAATTACTGGTAATTCTAAAGTTACATTATTTATAAACGACTATCCAAACAATACAGCTACTAGCTCACCACTTGGTCCCTTTACAGTAACTTCATCTACTGATAAAATAGATACACGTGCAAGAGGTCGACTAGTTTCTCTTAAAATAGAAAATGATAGCACTGGTGAAACTTGGCGTTATGGTACATTTAGACTAGACGCACAACCCGATGGACGTAGATAATGGCAAAGATAAGTGTATACATACCTGAACCACAAGAGGAATACAGTTCCGAGAACCAAAGACAAATATTAGAGTCTATTGATACAGTAAAAAACCAACTTAACTTTTCTTTTCAACAAGACTTAAAACAAGAACAAGATATATTTAACTACTTCATGTCATGACAATACAATATAAAAGCGCTACATTTGATTTAACATCTACTAATGCAACAACAGTGTTGTCTATATCAACATCAGCTATTGCTATTGTTAGAACTGTACAAGCGGTCCATGATGCAGCAAGTAATGTCAATGCACATTTGATTTTAAAAAAATCAGGTGGATCAGATGTTAAAATAGGTTATAAACAAGTTAATTTAGATACAGAAAGCATGTTGACAGGACCATTAAACTTAGAAGCAGGAGATGCTATAAAGATGCAGGCAGGAACTGCAAATGAAATAACAGGTTCTGTTAGTTATGCTTTAATAGATAGATCGCAGGAGAACGGCTAGTGTCTGACGATTTACTTAAAATACATTGTACAACTACAGTTGTTATAAGAAACACTAAAACAGAACGTGTTTATGCAACTAAAGAAGAGAAAGACTTAGATGTTGCTGATCCTAATACAGATACAACTATTAACGACATTGCAGAAGATGTTACTGTAGAAGTATCCCCAAAAGGATTAGAAGCTTTAAAGAAAGTAATGAATCAAAACAATGAATCAAACACCTAAAGGTGGGACGGAGTTACAATTAGAATTTTTAAAAAACCATGTAGATAAAACTCTACTTGATAAATTTTCTATTTGTACATCGATCCCTGAAAAAATACCGCTGGCTAAAGATAAGATAAATATCTTATGGCAAAAGAATTCATACGATCAACCGAATCTAGCACCATGGTTCACGGACCACGGCAATCACAAAAAGTATGATTGGTATGTGTTTAATAGTCATTGGACCTTTGAGAAGTTTAGAATAGCATTTGATTTACCTACAAGTAAATGTGTAGTTATAAAGAATGGTATAGAGAAGATAGAACCAACAACACCTTATATAAAAGGTCAACCTATAAAGATTATACACCAAAACACACCTTGGAGAGGATTGAATGTTTTATTAGGTGCAATGCAGTTAGTTAAGAACCCGTTGATAAGTTTAGATGTTTATTCATCTACAGAAGTTTATGGTAAAGACTTTCATAACTCTAATCATAAATACTATGAAACACTTTACGAGCAAGCAGAAGTATTACCTAATGTAAATTACATTGGGTATAAATCAAACGAATACATAAGAGAACACATTAAAGACTATAAGATGTATGCGTATCCTAGTATATGGGAAGAGACTTCTTGTATATCATTACTAGAATGTATGGCAGGTGGATTGTATTGTATTACAACTAATCTAGGTGCATTGTTTGAAACAGGTGCAGAGTTTCCAATCTATGTACCATACTTAACCGACCGTAAACAATTAGCTAAGAACTTTGCAAATGCAATAGAAGCTGCAGCATTGACTTTAGATAACGAAGTAATACAAGATCATTTAAAGTTTCAATCAAAGTATACTAATCAATATTATAACTGGGACAAGCAAGCTATGGCCTGGACTAATTTTTTAAAAGGAGCAATCAATGCAAAACAATGAACCTATATGGTTTAACAAAGAAGAACCTAACACAATAGAGATAAGTTTAGATAACAAACCTAAGTATAAGATTATGGTTTGTACACCTTGTCATAGCGATGTTTCTATGCACTATTGTCAATCAGTGTTGATGTTTCAACAACAGTGTTTAAAGAAAAACATACTAGTTAGTTTTACAATGTTAAAGTCATCACTAGTTACACAAGGTAGAAACTTATGTGTATCAGATTTCTTGAACCACGAACATAACTATGAGCATATGTTATTTATAGACTCTGATATAGACTTTGAGTTTGATACTATTATGAAGATGATAGAAGCAGACAAAGATGTTATTGCCTGTCCTTATCCTATGAAGAACTATGATGTAGATAAGGCTTGGAAAAGACTGAAAGAGACAGACATGGTTAAGACTAAAGAAGACTTACTTGCTAATGGTTTGATGTATCCAATGAAGGTAAAGGATAAGAAGAACATAAAAGTAGACAAAGGTATCATGGAAGTAACTCATGCCCCTACAGGATGTATGCTAATCAAGCGACATGTACTAGAAAAGATGATTAAAAACCACCCAGAATTAGAGATATTTCAACCAACAATTATTAACGGAAAAGAAATAAAAAGGGAGAATTTTTTTAATTTATTTGATACACTACACGACATAAAAACCAAAAGATATTTTGGTGAAGACTTTGGATTCTGTCAAAGATGGAGAGATATGGACGGTAAGATACATGCTCTTGTTACTGAATACATAACCCATGTTGGGGAGTATCAATACAAGGGTCGTTTCTTTGATGAATTATTGAGTCTTAAACATATTGACGACGTAGAAAAAACCAAATAAAATACTACAATGGCCATAACAAACGCACAACAATACAAACAATTAATGCAAAAAGGTGGGAGAACTGGATATAGACACGCTGGTTTTATTAGTGGTCGAACTAAATCTAAAAGAAGCAGTAATACAAGTTCTCCAAGAGAAAAAGGAATTATGTCTCGTGGAAAAGGTCCAGGTGGAACTACAGGAAGAATTACAAACATAAAAGACAAAGAACCTGATAGAGGAGCAATTGGTAATGAAAATAAAAGATTAGCTAAATTAAAAGAAAGAAAAAATTTTATAGACAAAGAAGCTAATTATAGTAACTTTACTCCTAAGTATTTACAGTTTCTAGGCAACTTAAACAGAAAGCCAAATAGAAATTTTTTTATGGATAGGTTTATGGAGGGACCTAACGCAGGCAACTTAGTAAAAGATGTTCTAGGTTT